CTCCTTATTCAGAAACAGGTGCAGCCGCACCATAGGTGGGTTCGTAAACTTCGTTATACCAGTTGGTGATAACGGTGGCGGTGACATTGGAATCACCCTCGGTGACCTCAGCCTTCCAGGGATGCTTGCCGTTGTCATCTGCCTTCGTCCGGCGCAGGATCGTACCCTCGATGGTGGGAGTGGAGAAGGTGATGCTATCGCCCTTGGTGGCAAGCACCGTGCCGGGGATACCGAACTTCACCTTATACAGCCAGAAATACTTGTACTTGCCGTTGGCCTTCTTTGCCCGGAAGCCGATAGCTACGGGAGTGCCACCGTCCTCGCTGCAATAGACCACAACACCGTTACTGTCGATGGTGGAGCCGCTGAGAACAGATGCTACGGTAGCACCCAGATCATCCACACCCAGAGACAGCTTGCCGTTTTTGAATTCCTTGACCACTTCCGCAGCGCCATCGTCTGCGTACAGGGTAGCCTCTGCCAGTTCAACGGACAGATCCGCACTCATTGCCTTTGCCAGCTGCACCGGGGTACCGTAGGTCTCGTTGCCCTCTGCATCCTCGGTGATGGGCGCATAATACAGTTTATCCAGACCAATTGTTGCCATAGGTCATTCCTCCATTTCATAAAATTTAGCCACATCAATGGCATAATTGTGATAGCCGGAATCGTCCTCATGGCCGATATACCGACGATCTGTAATGGTGATGTCCGCAGCCAAGCAGGCCCGGACCAGGGTGTTTTTCCACTTGGTGTAGCTGCCTTTTGTGAAAAGAGACAGGCGTACCTCCTGGATCTCCATACCCGGCGTGTTATCCGCATGGAGGTCAAAGGTGTCCACCAAGGGAGTGAGAACCAGGTATTCGGATGGGGGTGTGTCTTTGAACACACCAGTTTCAACTGCGATGCCGCTTGTTTTGGCGATCGCATTCAGCTCAGACAAAAGGCTCACAGCTTTGCAACCTCCTCTTCAAAGGTCTGCTCCATAACCCGCATGCACTCTGCGCGAGCAGCGGTCTTAGCGGGTTTTAGGAAAGGCCGAGCGGGCTGGCCGTGTTTCCCGTATTCGATAAGGTTTGCCAGCATGGCGTTGCTGCCCCCGTCTGACCGAGGTTCGGCGAAGCCAACTTTGATGTTGTGGTTGCCGTTTTTGTCGGCCTTTGTTGGGGACAGGCCAAGTGCGCCTTCCAGTTCACCAGTGGACCGGGATTTGTACTTGGTGTTTTTACCGACCACAGAGGCCAGATTGCTTCTCACCTTTTCCAGTACAACTTTGCCACCAGCCTCCAAAACCTTCTCGGTAATTGTGTCGGTGTTGCTCCCCAGTTTAGAGAGCTTCAGAAGAAACTCTTCTGGCATTTTTACATCGACTTTAGCCACTGGGCTTCACCTCCCGGGCAAGCACCTCGATATACATACCGCGGCCTTTCACATCTTCAATGCTGGTGATCTCAAAGCGATGGCCATCGCAGAGAATAACCATTGCAGTTGTAACTGTGGTATGCGGAATCGCACGGAAGCGGAAAAGGTCTGTAGCATCGGTGAAGGATGCACGATTGGCCCATTTCTCGCTGCCATGCCGCCCTTCGCGATAAGCGCGGACAGTTGCGACGGTGAAGTATTCCTCAGTACAGAAGCCTTCATCGTCAGAAACGGTTCGCATCTCCTGAATGTCGATAAAAGAATTCATATTCCCCAGGGACATACATTACACCTTCCATTCTCTGTCAAGACGGAGCAGCAGGTTAACGGTATTCCATACCTGCTGTCCGGCTTGGACATTATCGGCGAAAAAGCCGCCAGTGCTGCCATCCCGGGACTCGTAGAAATGGGATGACAGCATGATGATGGCCTGTTCGGTAGTAGGCGGCATAGGAATTACCTGGTAGGTCCCCGCAGGGATGTGCTGGTAGCTTTCAGCATAGGAGATGGCGGCGGTGATATAAATTCCCAGCAGGTCATCATCCTCGGAATGCTCCAGGATAAGGTTCTGTTTGACTTTCGTCAAAAGTTCACTCAACATCGCCGCCGCCCCCTTTCACTTAGCCAGCCTTCATCTGGAGGCACTTGATGGCCTCGGGCAGAATCAGCTTGCCATCGACACGCTTGGTAGCCAGGAAGCCGACCTGGCCAGTGTCGGCGTAACGCTCGTTCAGGCGACGGAAGGAAATACCAGTTCGGTCGCCAATCCAGTAGTAGGAGAAGTCGCCGAACAGGATGGGCTTGGAGCCAGCAGCGACTTCAGGAGCGAAGGGAGAGTGGAAGATGGGCTTGCCCAGCAGGGTCTCGTGATCGCCCTCGTGGATAGCCTTCTGCCACAGATACTGGCCAGTGGTGTCCTTCAGCTTGCGAATGTACTTCATGGTGGCGTCGTTCATGACCCACACTGCGTTGGTGCGGTAAGGTGCGGGCAGAGAGTAGAACAGGTCGATCAGCTCGTCTGCGGTAATGGCGGTGGCAGACGCGGCGGTCACACCAACCTCGGCAGCGCCATCAGCCAGGATACCAGTGGGCTTACCAGAACCGTCGCCGATCAGGAATGCCTCTTCCTCCTTGTTACCGATGCGGCGGGAGAACTCGTCGATGAAATACTTCTCCAGGTCGAAGGCAGAGTCGTGCAGCAGCTCCTCGGAGACCTTGATCAGAGTGCCGACCTTGTGTGCGCCGATGTACTGCTGGCCGAAGACGTCATCGCCCTCGGGAATGGGACCTTCCTCCTCAACCCAAGATGCGGTACCGCGAGTGGCAACAACAGGGATCTTGTGCTGGCCGGAAGAGGTGTTAATGACCTTAGCCAGGGAACGGATAACATTCTTAGCGGTCAGGCCGACAACCAGCTCATTCTCGAAGGTATCGGGACACAGGTAGCCGCCTTCGGTGTCCACGCCAACCTGGAGAGCATTGCGGACTTCGTAGGTGCTACGGTCACGGACCTGCTGCCAGAAAGCAGACTTGTAGTTGTCGGATGCACGACCAACCTTGGTGTCGGTCTTGGCAGCCTCGGGCTTGCCAGTGATGGGGGTGGAAGTGGGAGCGTTCAGCTCACGGTCCATGGCCTCCTGGCGCTCCAGCTGCTTGATGGCGGTACCCAGGTCGACGACTTCCTTCTCCATGGCTTCGTAGGTGGCGGTGTCCTCGGGGGACATGATGCCGGACTCATTGCGGTGGGATTCCAGGAAGGTCTTGGCCTTGGCCCAGGTGGTGTTGCGCTTCTCGCGCAGTTCGGTAATCTTACTCATAGTTGATTTCCTCCTTAAGGTTTGATGAGATTCAGTCTCTTTTCGAGATCTGCGATGGGAGTGCCTGCGGGCTGGGCAGGCGGGTTAACGGGTTCAGTAGTCTGCTGGGGAGTGGCTTTGCGGGACACCTTGGACAGCAGAGAGTTGGTCACAGCTCTGCGGCTGAAGGTGAAACTGTTCTCCACACCAGCGGGCTCTTCCTCAGACTTGAACAGCAGCTCGTCCGCAAAACCCAGCTCCATGGCCTTCTTTGCGTTCATCCAGGTTTCTGCGTCCATGAGGTGGGACAGCTTGGCGCGGGACAGACCAGTTTTGATTTCGTAGGCGTTGATGATGCTTTCCTTCACTTCAGAGAGCATATCAATGGCCTTCTGCATTTCGGCGGTGTCGCCGATCGCAACGGTCAAGGGGTTATGGATCATCATCAGGGCGGTGGGAGACATCATAACCTTCGTGCCAGCCATGGCGATAACGGAAGCAGCGGAGGCTGCGATGCCGTCGATCTTGACCGTCACATTGCCGGGGTAATCCATAAGCATGTTGTAAATCTGAGCAGCGGCAACACAGTCACCACCGGGGCTGTTAATCCAAACAACAATGTCACCCTTTCCGGCTTCCAGTTCAGACCTGAATGCCTTGGGGGTGACATCGTCATCGAACCAACTCTCGTCGGCGATCGACCCACACAGATGCAGGGTACGAACTTCGCCGTCCTCAGTAAAGTTCCAGAACTTATTCACTTGGGGTTTCCTCCTCTTCAGTTTGATTTGGGGTATTGGTGGTCACTTGACCAGAAAAAATACCTGCATCAGCCAGCTTGCACATGTTGCCGTTGATGAGGTACAGATCACCGCCCTCCTCGGCGGGGATGCGGTCCAGGTTCTCCAGCTCCCGGATGTCGTTGGCGGACAGCCAACCGTTCTGACGAGCGGTGGCGTAGCCACTCATACGGGTCGCGTAGTCACCACGGAGCAGGCCTTCCAGGTTAAACTTGAAAAAGTATTCCTTCTTCTCTTTTTCGGTAAACAGAGTGCGGAAGAGCGTCTGTTCCCATCGAACCACCCAGGGGTCCAAGGTGTATTTGACGAACTCCAAGCTCTGCTGCTCAATATTTGAGAAGCTGGACTTGTCCAGATCACCAACCATGTGGGGTGGCACACGGAAGATACGAGCGATCTCGTTAATCTGGAATTTTCGGGTCTCCAGGAACTGTGCCTGTTCCGGGGAAATGGAAATAGGCGTATACTTCATGCCTTCTTCCAAAACAGCGATTTTGTTTGCGTTGCCGCTGCCGCCGAAGGTGGACTGCCAGCTTTCACGAACGCGCTGGGGATCCTTGATAGTTCCGGGGTGTTCCAACACGCCGCCCGGAGCGGCCCCGTTGGCGAAGAACTTCGCACCGTACTCCTCGCAGGCGATTGCCATGCCGATAGCGTTCTTCGCCATTGCGATGGGGCTGTAACCGACAACACCATCAAAGCCCAGGCCGGGGATATGCAACACTTGGGAAGGCGGCAGCGTAACAACGGTGCCATCCATGGTGGGTGCGTCGTCGGAGGTGGTGCGATACTTGTAATAAAGTCTGCCGTTCTGATCCCGGTCCACAGTCATGCGGTTAGGCATCAACGGGTACAACGCTACAACCTCTCCTTTGCCGTTTCGGATGATCTGGGCATAGGCGTTTCCCCACAGAAGCAAGTGGGTCATAAGCGTTTCTCGGAAAACAAAGGAACTCATCTCCGGGTTCGGCTCATCATGGAGCAGATGGTACAGCGGGTGGTCGATAGCTTTCTCTTTGCCGCCATCAGTCTTGTAGCGGTAAAGGTGCAGGGGCAGGCCAGCCAGGGCCTCGGACAAAATACGGACACAGGAGTACACGGCGGTCATCTGCATTGCCGAGCGCTCATTTACAGTTTTGCCGGAGGAGCTGGTACCGTTTAAAAACAGGTAGGCGCTGCCTGCGGTTCGGTTCTGGGGCTTATCGCGGGATTGGAACCAGCCAGAGAAAAGGCCCATGTCATTCACTCTCCTTAAAA